TATCTGGCGCGGTTCCAAGCCCCATCGGTTTGAGTTTCAGCAACATTAGAGACAATATCAATATCGCCAGCATCTTCTATCCAGTTGGCGCCTATTTCACCATTTGCTCTATCAAAATCATCTGAATAAGATGCCATTACTCTGTATCCTCATCATGCCAGAACCATTGTCTACGCTTGATCGTACCAAATAATCTTGGAGAACTATCCGAATGAAACATGATTTTTGTCACCACATCATTAACTGTATGAGTTCCGAGTATCCATGAAGTATCAATCCCCAAATCCTGCATATGGCCAGCTATGAGTTGACGCTTTGCCACTGGAATATCGGCAACCGTTGTACTCATGTCAAAATTCTTACTTGTTATAGGGACTTGTGCCCAGGATGCAAGTTGGATTGAATGAAAAAGGTATCTCAGAACATCCCGTACAGTATTGGTCAAGGTTGCCCAATCGAAATCAAAGCCTATATTTTCAAGTTTCGTCCGAATAGCCAAGCGTCTTGTAGCATCAATCTCAGATAATGGCCTATCAAGAATACCAGAAGGAAAGGAGAATAGTTGAGGTACATTAGCCATTACATCATCATGCCGTGCTTGTGTAAGGTCGTACTTCATAACAGCCCACATCAGGGCCACTGGATGAATAGCCTGCTTCAAGAACTTAATCTGCCAATGCTCCTGAATATAGACACGCAATTCAGAGTTGTAGGGTGTCTCATGTGTACCATCACCAATTACTCGACATATATAATATCGTTTTGCCATTACCTACACTCCCAAGGACTGCTTAATCTGCCGAAAACCCAAAGCCAGAAGGTACGCCAGGTGCATCGGCATTGAAATCGAAAGGGTCAGAGTATACACTCCACCCCCAGACGTTTCCGGCCTTTGCCCTTAGAGTGTGATTTCCACCTGTCCACGCTGCCATGTCATGCTTGAAACTACCGTCTGCCAGGCAAGCAGATTCGGCCTGTTCGATACCATCCACTTCCAGAACATACGCGGTTGCTCCCAGGTTAGGATCACAAACCAGGAAAGGCGCACTCCAAGCCATTCCACACATAAAGAAAAACGCAACTACTACTAACAATAACTTTTTCATCTTCATACCTCCGTTTCAAAAAATTTGTTTTCTTTCCTTAGCTAATATTCAATAGTCAATATTCCCCGGAGAATACCGGGACAGGCAATATTCAATTACAGAGGTTTCGCCCCTGCATTAGGACCCTGATATTCGCTAAGCCTCTGCATGGTCGAGACCACGCCTTCCCATATTCCCGAAAACAGTTTTTGCTTGACCTGGTGCGCCCTTGATTTTGAACCCCTGAGCAGGCGCTCGGCCGTGCCGTATTTAATGTCCTTATGGATATAGGTTGGCAGATCCGGATCCGGGTACGTCTGTGGGCGTTCCCATTTTTCAGGCGCCCGCACATAAGTGACATAGGCATTACCGTACAGGCTGATCAACTCCCGGATGATCCTGCCACTGCCGGACCTGGAAAAGGGGATCCCGCTTACAGTTCTCAAGGCCAGGTTGGCGTCGAATGGGAGTGCGCTGCCGTCCTCATCCACGACGCGGCGTAAAATCCCATGATCGGAATCTCTGGTGAAGGAACTCCCGTCCTGGCCTGGTGTGGGAATAAAACCGATCTGGTTGGGCGCCAGGGTATGATCCCTGTAGAATCCCGCGGGTTCGCCTTCGCTTGACCGGGCCAATGCCTGGTAATCCCTTTCCGCAATGGACGCGGGCACAAGGACCGTGCCGGTCCGGTTGTTGATCCCCACGCGCAGGATCCGGATACATTCGGGGGGCAGATCATAGACCTGCACGTCCTCCTGAAGGAAGATCACCCGGCTGTCTTTTAATACCCCGGTCCGCCTGACCATCTCAAGGAGCATGTCCTGGGTGCAACGCCGGGCCTCCTCCCATGTAAAGACCCAGCCGTCGCTTCCGCTTGACTGGTAGTCATTACAGAGCCTCAGGGCATCATCGATGACCTGGAGGAGTGTCCGGGCATAGGGGCTGGTCATCAGCAGACCTCATTGACTTCCCGCTCGGTGATCTCCCGTATTAAGGCGATCTTTCGTAACCGGTTGTAGTCTTTTTCAGTGATCCACCCGAACAGCTCAAACGGATACCGCGGCGAGTAGTCCACCGTTTTTCGCCGGCGGATCTGCTGGGTGGAGCCGCTTCCGTCGTCTTCTTCCGTGATGGGTTGGAGGGCATTTCTGAGCGCATGAACAACTTGGGCTTTTACCGGGATATAGGATCCGCGTTTCATCCGTATGGTCTCACCGGTTACCCGGACCACGACCAGGGTGGAATCCTGTTTTGTACGTTTCCCGCCCATCTTGATGATTGCATATTCGCGTTTGGGTTTTACCTCTTCGGTTGTTTCCTCGGGCTTTATGTCCTCTTTCAAGGCTGTGTTTGCTTGTGCCATTTGTTAACCTCCGGTTTTGGGATTGACTATTTTCGATTGACTATTGACTATTGGTGGAACGCTACGCTTCTCCCTTAAAAAATCCCTGGATTAAAGCGTAGCGTTCCTAACTTTAGTGCACTTTAGTCACTTTAGTTCACTTCTCCTATCTCATCGCCATCCAGGAGAGTTGCTCCCCGTTGACATTTATATCTCCATCCGCGCCGATAACAAACCCCGGCGGGGTCTTGACCTTGGCGCCATGCCTCGGGTTATCGCCCACCAGGCTGTCGCCGATACACTTATATGCGGCATCTGTGGTGGCTGTCCGCTGGTAATGGCCGTCCACATAGACCTCAGCCTTCGCGGTCAGATCGGTTAGGTTATCCACCCACCCGTTTCCGCCGTCATCATCGTATACGATCTCGTCTCCGCCCGCATAAGCGGCAATACCGTCTGCCGCCATGACCTCGCGGCTCATGGCGGCTTGAGTGATCCCGATGGTCTTGATACCTTCGTCCATCTGGGTGATCAAGGCCATCTGGCGGTTCCACTCGATAACGGGTTCCAGGTTACCTGCGTCCTCCATGTTCCATACCTTCACGAAATTGGGAATAAACCCCAGGCATACGTTGATGATCGCGCCGGTCCCGTCGCATGTGCCGTGTACAATTTCTGCTAAGTTCATGATATGTTCCTCCAATATTTTATTTTATCTATAAACCGTTGACTGAAAAACCACAAACGGCCAACAGTCAACGGTTAACGGTTAACGGTTAACGGATCTTAGCTCGGGTTATCCGTGCAAGCCACCTCGGCACGATCCATGAGCTCATCGTTAAGGATGATGCCCGAATGCCAGAACTTCCAGCCCAGTGTTCCTCTCTGGCCCAGGGGATCGCCGCCGCGTGGCTGGGGATTGACCACGGCGATGGATCCGGAATTGACCCCTCGAAGCGGGACGGTGGCCCAGGCGTCAGGGGCCAGGATTATCAGCGGGTACACATCGGCGGATGTACCTGTTGTGGATATCATAGATCCGGCCGCCCCGCCGCCATCGGTCCACGGTCCAAACATGGTCGTCAAAAGAAAACGAATATTTTCCGCGGCACCCACTTCACGATCCAAGGCCTTGCTGGGATCCGGGTAGTTCTGTACCTGGGTAAAACCGGCCACGTTCTTCAGATCCGCTTCGCAATTCGTATGGCCCAAGCCAAAAAACGCCGGTCCTACGGGCGATGTATCGTAATTGGGCTCACCCGAAAGGATCTCCATATAGTATTCCGCATCCGCGGCCCGGAGCGTCCGGACTATCTTTCTGAAAAATCCCCTTGCCGGAAAGGTATTGACATCTGTCCGGGCCGTTCCGTTGGCGTAACTCACAGAACTCCCACCCTTTAATATGTCGATATTGATAGCCTCCCGGGTCTCTCTCATCTGCCTTGCCTGTAACGACCGGAATTCGGCCAGTACTGGGTCTTCGTGTGTATCCTGGATCACGTCGGTGATGCCGATCCAGTCTCCGAATTGTTCCAGCGTGCATTCGACATCCACATATGCGGGTTTGCTCGCAGGCGGGGTAACCCCTTCCTGCAGGGGCGTGGTGGCCACGGCCAGGGCTATATAACGCCTAAAAACCATGGTCCTCCCTTTGCCTTTTGGCATGGGTTTTGTCTGTGCGATGCGCTCGGTCACCAGACCGGGTGTTACTCGCGCAAGCAGTTTCCCGTATGCCACGAAATTGGTTCGCGGTGAGATATCACCGTATAATGTGTATTCTGTTGCCATATTTAGTCCTCCATTATGCCCCTTGAGGGGGCGTTATCCGTTCACTATTGTCCGTTGTCCGTTCATTAACGGTGAACGGTGAACGGTGAACGCCCGGAGGGCACAACGGTGAACGGTTTTTATTTTTTAGAGTTTGC